ATGCGTGCGATGAGAGGCCAAACGAGAGAGAAATCCGACTGTTCAAGAGGCGAAAGACGGGTCCGTTTACGCTGGGTGACTACGCCAGATTCTTTGAACTGGTGGTACACCGTCTCTAGGCGCTTTTGAATCTCGGCAACAGCCGCTTTGGTAGGGTACGTATCGCGCTTCATCGCGACCCTGCCAGCAGGTAAAAACCCCAAACGATCCACGCAATGGCGAACAAAATGGAGAGAACGTCTTTGCGTGGGTTTTGACTTTTCCCAGCAAGGAACAGCGATAGCGCCGTCAAAAATGCTATCGCGTTGAGACAGATTTGAGTGATGATGAAAGCTTTCATCGCTTCTCCTCTTTCTTGTCGATCCACTCCAGGATGGACAGCGCAGTCCACCGCCGCGCTTTTGGCCCCACTCCAATCGAGCGCGGGAAGTTGTCCGTTCCCGCCGCCGACCACCGGGCTACCGTTTCTGTCGTGACGCCGAGCTTCGAGGAGACTTTTTTGACGTCCCATAGCACCCCGGCGAATTGTGCTTCTGTTGCTTTAGATATAGGCATAAGTACACATAAGGTATCAAAAGAGACACGAAACCGCAAGTAAATCATATTCGCTTTCATGGAAACGGCACAAGGAACTCAAACGATTCGCCGTAGGGGCCGCCCCGCAAAGATCCACGGCAACCCTTCCGAAGACTTCTCCCCCGAGGAAGACGAAATGAATATCGAGCCAATTGAAGGCACTGGCGTTGCTGATGGCGATGTTCTCAAGCTGTCGCCTGAGACGATCACCGCCGTGGACCAGTTGCGGGCCTTCTACCGCAACAATCGCGGCACCGAGATCACCCGCGATCAAGCTATCATCTTCGCTTCGGGCCTCGCCTTGATCTATGGCCGCTCCATCACCGGGACTCCGGATGGAAAGGTGACGAAGGTGCGGCTATGAAGGTCATCGCAAGAATTAAGGCTTGGCTCTCTGCTTCCTGGAAGCGCATCTGCAAAAAGGACAAGCGCACCATCGTTGCAATGGAACGAGGGAATCTTCCCGACGGCACTTCTATGATGTTTTTCGACTGCTCCGACCGCTTTGATACGGGCGGGAAGTAAGCGGTGAGCCGTCGCGGGAAAAGCCGCATGAATGCTCGGTCGTCTATGGCGTCCGGGCTTTCTGTTGTCGAGGGGAAAGAAATTGACCTCATGGCAAGCGGCAGCATCCCGCAGCTAGACCCGCTTTTTCCGGCATCTCCGCGCTTGTGGGGTGGGGGAGAGTCAAGCTTTTCAAGTTCGGTCCTGATCTATCGTGCCATCACGGTGCTGACGGACTACATGAAGGCGGTACCCCTCAAGTTTGTCGATCCTAAAGACGACACGAAGGAAGTATTCCCGCGCACCACGGATGCCGCGGCACAGCTATTCACGCGGCCAAACTCAATTATGAACGGGGCGTCTTTCCGTGAGATGTTGACCGGCTACGATCAATTCCACGGCGGATACATTGTGGCTCTGGTTGGCGCCTCTGGCGATCCGGTGAAGGAGAAGGAACTCCCTGTCTCATTTCTTCCCTACCCCATCAAGGGATGGAAGCGCGTCACGGCGGACGGATCCAAGGATCCCTACAAAACCATCGGCTGGACGCGTCCAAACAAAAGTCTTTCGCTCCTGAATCACCAGTGCGTGGTTTTTCAGTCGCTTGATGTTTCTGGCCGCTTCGGCATCGTCGCCCCTGCTGACCTTGTGCGCGACGCCGCCGAGACACAAGCTGAGGTGGACTCCTATCAAGCCGGCCTTCTGCGCAACAATGGGCGCCCTGGGATTGTCATCTCAACGAATACGCACGTCAAGAAGCCGCTGCGCGATCGCTTCATGGCTGAGTGGCAGCAGAATCACGGAGGCCCCGCCAACGCCGGACGCCCCGCATTCTTAACCGACGCTGACTGGAAGATTTCTCCAATCGACTCGCTTAAGCTGGGCGACATCACCAGCGTCAACCAGCTACGCGATTCCATCCGGAAGGTCGGCCTTGCATTCAAGGTTCCGGAAATGGAATTCGGAATCACCGAGAATGTGCGCAAGGATTCCAGCGCACAAATCCGGGCGATGTTCCTGACTGGCCCGGTGGAAACGATGTTCCGGAGCTTCGAGGCTGTCTGGAATGACCAGTTCTGCGATCGCTACAATCTGCCGTACCATGTTCGCCTCGATCAGTGGGCGCTCTCCGCATTCCGCGACGTCATGCAGGTGCGGCTTGAGCTTGTCGCGCAGTACATCCAGAACGCAATGACTCCGCGTGATGCTTACAAGCTCGTAGGTGTCCCTTACGTCGAGAATGACCAGATGGGGCGCATCTTCATGCCTTCTACACTGCAAGAGTTGACGGCAATTCCCGCGCCGCCGCCCGCGCCTGCCGAAGCGGCACCGCCTCCTGATGGAAAAGCTCCGGAAACGAAGACTCCTCCCGATCCAGACCTCGAAGACGACACGGATCCGGAAGAGAAGAGCTTTTCTTCCACGCCGATTCGCGCCAAGCGCGCCCCTCGCGGAAAGACTGCCGAGATCCTCACACAGTTCAAAGCGCTTGGCGACAAGAAGCGCAAAGAGCTTGGGAAGCAGATCTGGGCAAAATGCGTTGAACCGTTCGAGCCGGCTATCGCAGAAGGAACCACGAAGGCCGTCAAGCGCTTCAAGGGGCATTTTCTCAAGCGCTTGAATTACTTCCTGGGAAACGGGAAGCACCTCTCCGAAGACGGTGCCGCAGCGAAGGATGCTTCCGTTTTCATCGACTTCAAGGCGTCCGACGACGTGTTCCTGCCGATGACCTCGGACTTCGATAAGATGATGATGCCGAAGGACCAAGCTGTCGCAGGATTGCAGGCCGCGTGGCGTGGCGTCTTCGCGGACGTTGAGACTGTCACCACCGAGCAGATGGAGACAGAACTTGGTGAGCTTTCGGGATGGCTTTCGCAACCTCCTGAAGCCTACCGCACCATCGCGCTCAACCGCCTCGGCGATGCCGTCCAGGTCGATGACACCACCAGGACGCAACTCAAAACGATCCTGACCAAAACGCTTCAAGCGACGCCAGATGCGCAGCCGGTCCAGATCGCTCGCGCGCTCCGCGAAGAGGCGAATCACGTTTTCAACAATGCTTTTGCCAGAGCCAATACGATCGCCAGGACCGAGGTTGGCGCGGTGATGGGCGACTATCGCAAAGCGATCATGCTCGCAGAGGGCGTCAAAACAAAGCGCTGGTCATCGGCTCACGATCCGCTTGTCCGTCCGACACACTCGAAGGCGGAGGCGGAGGGAGCTATCCCAATGAATCAATCGTTCGGGAATAAACTCGACCGTCCGCACGACCCTGATGGCGATGCGTCCGAAGTTTGCAATTGCCGCTGCGTGCTACTCGCAGGATAAAGGAGACGAGAATGGAAATCATCTACAAAACGGGCAAGGCTCTCACGGTCGCAAAGCCGGACGTCGCCAAGATCGCGCAGCTTTTGGAAAACCGCGGGTATCGCGACATCGCCCCCGAAGTGGCGGCAGAGCGTTTCGTCCGCTACGTGGCCTCGGAAGAAAAGTGCGATTCCGTCGGTGATGTCATCAAAGCGTCCGGATGGGATCTCGATGACTGGCACAAGAATCCGGCGATGTTCGCGGATCACGACCATTCCATCACAGCTAAGATTGCTCAGGGCCTACAAGCCTATGTGGACGGCAAGCGATTGATTGTCGACTGCTTCTACCTGCCTTCCGATATGGCTCCCAGCGGGCTTGCTGAAGCGTGCTACAAGATGGTGCGGCAAGGATTCCTCCCCGATTGTTCTGTGGGGCCGATCCCGACTGAATACCACTACGCCACCGCCGACGACCGCAAGGCCTGGGGCGAAGATGTGTGGCGCGTCTGGGACAAGACGGTCCTCAAGGAGCTTTCTGCTGTCGGAATCGGAGCGTTGAATAGCGCTAAGGTCGAGGCCGTCGCGAAGTGCCTTACTGACGGATCCTTGAATGATGGTGATGTGAAGGCTCTCCAGGAGTCCGGAAGCGAAAACCTCATCAGCCTTGTTGAGCGCGCACTCTTTCGCGTCAAGCCCACATCGACAATTCTTGTCAAGGGGCTTGATCCTCTCCCTGACCCTTCCGCCGCCGCGACCGCTCGCCTCGAAGCTGCCGCCAAGTCCGCAGACGCCGCCGCGAACCGTTTGGAGAGGGCTACTAAGCTGAGCCAGAAGGCGGCACAAGGGCTGGTGATCCCGCTCACCGTGGATGCTGCCGAAGCCATCCTAACGCACGCTAATGCCGTCGCGGAGATCTTGGCTGAGATCATGCCAGAACCGGATGAAGACCCGGACAATGACGACGATGACCACAGCGTTGGAAACGCTTCCGTACAAGTGATTGATCCACCAAACGATGACGGGAAAAGCCTTTCACTGGAACTCCAGCAGCGTATTGCAGCCGCTCGCGTCAACTGACACACACCAAACGAGAAAAGGAGTCCCGAATGGACAAGGAACTGGAAAGCACTCTCAAGTCTCTCACCGAGACCATCGAGAATCAGAAGAAGGCCCTCGAAGCTACGATGGCCGAAGGGAAGCTGCGCGACGAGAAGTTCGCGGGTTTGGAGAAGGATCTTTTGGAGACGCAGAAGAAGCTTCAGGAGAAGGCAGAGCGTAACGCCGCCATCTCCATGATCGGCTCTTCTGTGGACGACAAGCGCAAGGCTCTCGGAATGCTCTTCCTGGGCATGCACGCCAACAAGTGCGCTCAGGCCACCTACGGTTTCCGTGACGGCGCGAAGTCCCTCAAGGACGCGCAAGCCAAGGAACTCGGCTGGTGGGGTGAACAGCGCGAAATCGCTACCGCCATGATTGAGAAGGCCGCTCAGTGGTCCGACGACACGACCGGTGGCGCTTTCGTTGGGCATAACGTCATGGTCGACGATTGGGTGCCTCTCCTGGTGCCGAGCGCAAAGATCCTGCTCACCCACGGCGCCAAGTGGACCGACCTGCCGGCCAATGCTGGCGGGATCACCATTCCCCGCCAAGTGAGCGATCCGACCGTCGGGATGATTGCTGAAAATGGCGCTCCGGTCACGTCGGACGCTAAGTGGGAAATGATCTCCCTGACTCCCAAGCGCGCCTCGGGTGGTGGATTCATCTCGAACCGACTGCTCTTCTCCTACAACAAGTACGTGGAGATCCTGGAGAACCGCCTGCAGTACACCCTCATGCGCGCCATCCAGCGCTATGCTCTCTACGGCAAGGGTGCGGAAGGCCAGACCAAGGGCGTCTATTGGGACCCCAAGGTCCAGAAGTACTACATCTCGTCCAACGACGGAACCCTCGCCGGAAGCGGTACCGCCGCCAATGGCAAGGTGATGTCCTGGGAAGATGTAGCGTACCTCGAAGAGGCTCTCGCCAACAACAACGCCCGCATCGAAGGCGCTGGCCTGATCGCTCGCCCCGAAGTGATCCGCGGGATGAAGCGCTTCCACTACCCGCAGTTCAGCGGCGATACGGCAGGATCTCCCAGCTTCAATTTCATGCCTGGCGAGACGTTGCTTTCGGACAGCAAGCTGCGCGACACCATCGGATACGACTACAGCCGCCTCACCGATATCGCCAAGGGCAACACGGTCGGCTCTTCGAGCGACTGCTCCGATGTGTTCTTCGGCCAGTGGGACAATGTGGATATCTACTCCTGGGGTGGCATCAAAGTCAAGTTCAGCGACACCGCAACGCTCAATGGCGTTTCGGCTTTCGAACAGAACTTCCTCGCCATCCTGGTCGAGACCGAGTACGACGTCATGATCCGCCAGCCGCTGGAGCTGGTGGTTGTCCCGGACGCCAAGACCAGCCGGCAGAATCTGTAACCAAAACCTTTCCGGTGCGGCATGACGTCGCACCGGTCTTCACTTCCTAAGCAAGGAGAAAATCCATGTCTGTGAACTCTCAGAACTTTGCGATCGCGGTAGCCCCTCTGAAGGCTCTCACCGCCACGACTGGAGCCGCCACTACCCTCGGCACCTCCATTGACCTTGAGGCCGTTCCTGCGGCTGATGAGGTTGGATTCATCGGCGTCGCTGACATCGTCGGGACCTCGGCGCTCTTCAAGGTCCAGGCATCCAGTGATGGCACCAACTGGTACGACATCCCTGGCGCAGCCTCTCCGGTCCTGACTGCCGCTGGAGCGTATCCGATCAGCATTGGCCGCTCTCGCCTTCAGTCGCTGATTCAGGCGGCTGGAAGCAACACCGCACTGAACGCCCGGTACGTGCGCCTGGCCGCTGTCACTGTGGGGTCTACGACTGTCGTGTGGGGCGTCTACTCGCCGTTCAAGCTCAAGCAGTTCCCTGTGAATGGCTACGTGAATGGCGTGAACTACACCCTTCTGGGCGACTAAGGAAGATCTCGATTCATGCGCTTCACGACCTACGAACACCTGCTGGAGAGATGCAACCTCCTGGACCAAGACGGACTCCCTACGGGAGTGGGCGCGGTCACTAAGCGTGAGCTTTATCGCATCATCGACGGCGTATCTGCTCGCATGTCGCAATGCATGAATCGAGATATCCAAGTTCAACAGCGCGTCGAGACGGTGGCAGCACCGTTTGGGCGCGTCCTTTTCGTCGACAATCCTCTGATTCAATCGGTCGACAAGATCGAATACGACCCGACCGGTCTTTTTTCTGCTGCAATGGGGGCTTCCACTCTGACGCCTGGGAGCGACTACACGGTAGACCCGGATCAGCTACGCATCAACATGATTATGCGCTGGCCGATGTCGTTCCCGATCCCCTGCAAGCCTCTACGCATCACGTATCACGGTGGGCACGCCTACCATACGTGGAAGACCATCTACAACATCGAAAGCTATAGCGGAACACCCGTCCCCGGCACCTATGACCAGGAAGACGGCTCCTCGATCATTATTGATGCGGTCGATCTAGTCGATGGCACTGTGACGTTCCGTCCTGATATCGGCGCTTTTGACACCGGCAACGTAGTTGTCTGCTCAACAGACACGGTACCCGCAACCATCACGCTAGGCGATTGCGTTGAGTCGAGCGTGGTCAACAACCTGTCCTCTCTCGAAGGCGCTTGCCTCATGCAAGCACAATACGAGTTTGAGCGCCGGCTGTCGGTCGGCAAACACTCCACCACCACCGGCAATGGGCAAACCAGCTACACCGGTGAATACAAGCTCTTGACTGAGGTTGTGGAGCGTTGTGACGACTACCAACTCTATTCCATGGCGCTCACCTGATGCCATTTGAATGGGTATCCCAACTCCCCCGGACTGACCGTCCACTCAAGCTGCGAAGCTTGGTGGCCGAGCACATGCGGCAAGAGGGCCAGGATTTCAATTCTGACCTCAAAGAGATGAATCTTAGTGGTCGGAATGGCGACATGGGATTGAATCGCCGGTCTGGTGCGCTTGCCGGTGGTTGGAATACCGCCGTGGAAGACAATGGAGACGGCGTCACGATGCGTAATTGGGTGGCTGGCCCTGCGGCAAAGTATGCGACCCTTCAGGAATTCGGCGGCGTGGTACGCCCTGTTCGAGCAAAATCCTTGTGGATTCCTACCGAACCCAATCGAGCGCCGTCGAGAT